AATGCGACCATCTTTCTAGCACAACGACAATACGCAAAACATTTGTATTTTTATTTTGCAGTTAGATGGCATTTAAAAGCAAAAAAACCACAAGATCGACCAACTCACTTTTCAAGTACAAGTGAATGTCCGTTTGGACTGATCCGCACTATCGATCAGAACCTCTCATTGTCACGACCCAATTCATAAACAAGGAATTCTCTAGCCACCAGAATGTACTCTCTCTTTGTGACTTTATGGTGGACGATTTTGGCCATTTTACTTCCCCTATCCCTGCCGGAAATCTCAAGAAGAATTTGGAGAACAGGTCTGCGAACATTTTCAAAGCCGCGTACAAATTTGGGACAAAGCGTAATGAGGCCTTTACACAGCGTTTTACCAAGCTTGCCAAGCCAACCTGTGGAATCCAAGCAATCTATGAGCTCTACGCCAAAATCTCGAAAGGGCAACTGGTTTTCAAACCGGAATTTGACGACACCGAATTCCAAACCTTTTGTTCACGAACGCTCAAAGCTTATGGCCCGTCCAGTTATTCCTCACCTTCAACGTGGACTAAACTTTCGGAAAAAATCTACCAAGCTTGGACCAAAGACGACAAAGATTCCCCGTTATTCTGGTTCCAGCAAGCCGAAGCAGTCCGTCACCTCATTGTTGCAGGGGGGGTCAAATCGTATAAAACTGCCTGTTATAAAGCCAAGAAAAACGACAAAGCCCTTCCTTGGATCGACAAAAAGCTCATTTTTGGAAACGCAAAAGCAACCTGGCGTTGTTACCGGCATGCCTCAATCACTATCCTCGAAGACGCATCTCCTTCTAAGCTCGGGAAAGAGAAAAAGTCCTATGTCCTTCTTGGGAAAGATTTGACGAGGCTCTCCCAAATGCTAGAATCCACAGGTAAGATCTTCCACTACTTCAATAACTATGCAGACGAATCAAATACCCTTTCCAAGAGGCTGACATTAGCTGCAAAAGAAATCCTAAACATGCTTATTTCCTCATTCTTAACTACTTCCCCAAACCAGAAAAACTCGATATGCAGATCTATGGATATAGGCCAGTACATATACTTAGCAGAAAAAGCTGGTCCTTTGTCACACAGAAGCCTGCTCGAACAAAAAGCCAAGGGTCACAACGGTCTCTATGATAAGGTCTTTCCCCTAGACGAGTATGTCTCTCTGCTCAGACAGTGGAAACCAAGAGAAGCCCTTGAATTAGCGTCAATCAGAAAAATGTTACCAGTCCCAGATTTTTGTATTTATAGCGCGATGAATAACAACTACAAAATGCACTCAGAACCTTTTGAACTCGTAAATCACCCTGATCCCGAAACCACTTTCGAAGACTTTATACTGTATTGGCAACATTCAATGATCAGGAACTACCACGATAGGCATAAACGTTGTCCGGGCATGATCAAAATCGGGGTGCAAGCCAAACAATGGCATCAGACTTATCCCAGAGTCCTCCCGAAGAACATTCCTTATAGAGAAGTCGCTGACATCAACTGGGAAGGGACCTTCCTCTATTCTGATTACAATTATGCAGAACATGAACTCAGGAAGGACAAAACTATGGCACCGCGCAAGGTCCCGACCGAGTTGTCAAGCAAAGACTTGAACGAGTACCCGCTGTGGGAACGGAATCAGATTGCGAATCTATTCTTGAACCCGAACATGGACAGGTTGAAGGACCTCCGTACAAGTATTCTCAATGGTACAGAAACATTCGATTACGTACATTTGACAGCACTCAAACCCGAGGCCAAGAAAGAGGGAGGAAGAATGTTCTACATGGCGAATGATGCCCAGAGAGCTCCAATGTCTGAGAAGGAGGCCAATGTTTCTGAATACTTAGTCCACAAGGCAGGAAACTCATCAGGCATAACAGATCAAGTCCTCCTCAAACGTATGCGCGAGATCGCCATTTTGCCCACTAAAGCCATTAGGAAGATTCTCATCTCTTTTGACTTAGAAAAGTGGTCTCCTCGGCAAAACCCCAGGCTGAAGAAAGAAGCATATAACATTTGGTCTTACGCTTTCGGTTTACCGCACATACAGAAATTGAGGAAGGTTTTTGATGGCGCGAGGCTGGCTTTTATCAAGCATAATGTGCATCACGAGTACATAAACCATGGACAAGATTTAGAAGGTTATGATGCTAAGACCAACACAGCAATGCATATCGAAGTCATGGGTTATGCGATCAACGTCTGCCGACGCTTGAAGAAGCTTGCAAAAGGTGCCCATCTCTTGGCCTTGATTGATGACGGAGGAATGAGTCTGGAGTTTGACTATGATGCAACCGATCAAGAGATTTTTGATTGTATTACGTGTATTGAAGAGGTGTATCACATGGTGGGACTTAGGATTTCTTGGGATAAAACCTTTGTGTCTGAAAACCTGTTCCAGTACTTGAACGAGGTTTACTATAATGGGTTCAAAGTGACTCCTGGTCTCAAGGCCTTCTTGCGCGTCGGAAAGGATGTGGACGTACCTGCCAAAACTATCGCGGATGACCTCGATGCCTATGCTGGTCAAGTTCAAGGTGCCATAAAGGCAGGTGCTTCTTACATAATGTCTTACTCTATGTACATCTTCGAAGTTTTCCGTACTTTGAAACGCTGGGGAAGATACAAGGTACAGCTGACAGACAGGCACACGCTCATGTGCATGACACCGATCGCTTTTGGAGGCCTCGGCGTGAAGTCACTGCTACAGTTAGCTACAAATGAAGCCTTTAACCCAGTCACTGCAGGGATAGGAAACTTGAAGGCTTTTTGCACCTTTTACCCCCGTAATGCGCCAGTTGTGAACGCCCTCCTGAACTCCAGAATGAGAGAGATGAAACCCGAGACCTTCCTTAGGGCTCCGAAAGCTATCAGGGCAGAGACAAGAACCTTGAATTTGCAGAGATTCGCGAACGTGATGCGAGAGTGGTTAGTCAAAGAGTCTAGGAACCCGTATATAACCTCAGTTCTATCATTGTCCTTTGACGACACAACGCAGCTGTTTGCAGAAAGACTGTTGGCTCA